TAATCTGTGGTTTTCTCAACTGGAATGAATGTATCTTCGTCATATTCACAGTACACTTTTACGCTTGAGGTATCCGTATACTCCGTTGAAGCTGTCATCGTGATGGTGAGCACGTCATCTGCATATGTAGCTGCATAATGAGTAGTCTCTGTCAGCACGTCATAAGCCGCATAGTCACAGGTGATATCCAAAGATTCAGCAGCGTAATGATCGCTGGTTTCAACCAGTGTGATGGTCAGGGTGTCTTCTGCGTACGCTACAGTGTAGTCCGTTTCAACAGCCAGTACTGCTTCTCCAACCTTGACTTCAAGAGATTCGGCGTCAAGCCCTGCTGCGCTTTTTGTTGCAACATGCTCTGTTACCGTCAGGGTTTCACTGAGCAGTTTTTTGGCCTTGACCACAAGAGAGGTTTCATCAAGTCCTGCTAATTCAATTTCTACTTTCTTTTCTGAATCAGGGGTTTCTATTGCATTCAGAAAATCAGCCGCAAAAACTTCCAGCTTTGTCGCATCAAGACCGGCCTGTGATTTTGTGGCCACATGAGAAGTGACCGCCAACGTTTCGGAAAGATCGTCTGTGATGTCACTGCCCCAGGGTATTAGGCTTCCGTTGGAAGCTTTGGCTATCAAATACCCGCGGCTCAGCTTCCCGTAGCCTGATGCAAGGGAAGCGTGGATAATATCTGCTGGGTACGCGGAGTTGATCAGGCCATCATACTCCAGTTTCCCAAGAGATTCGTTCATGATTATACTCATGATTACTTACCTCCGAATGCTTCTTTTGCCGCCTTTACTCCTGCGTCAACAGCTTCCTCGATTTTTGCAGTTGGACTTTCTTCGCCGCCCGTAGGAGCTGCTCCTACGTTAGAAGCGTTAGATGCCTGATAGTCCGCAGCAGTATTCGCCATATGCTGTTCGCCTTGCTTGGACTGCTTCTTCATAGCACGGAATGCAAGTTCTTGAGCAGAGCAAGGCTTTTCACCATACTTTGCTTCATGTATAAGCTCAGCATCGTTAACCATAGAAGCAATCTCGTCAATTTCCTGGAGACGTTTACGCTCAGCTGCAAGTATTTCCTCGGTGGAAGGTGGCGCTGTCTCTGGAGTGGTGTTTGTAGCTGTGTTGGCAGAGGCGGCAGCTTTCACCTCGGCTTCGATAGTGGCAGCAAGCTCAGGATTCTCTTTCCTGAGTTCTTCAAGGTTTTTGGCCATAAGGTTATTTCCTCCTTCGCTGCCGGACTTTGCCGGCATATTATTATTTGTCTTAACCGATGGCTTTGCATCGGGTTTGACCGTTGGTATATTCTCCGGAAGGTTGGTAAGCGGATTTGTCAGGCGCATTGCACGCCCATTAACATAAAGGGTGCTAAGGTCTGCACTGGCGGCAATGTCCGGAGCATCGCCCTCCATAAGCTCATCAGCAAATCCTTTTTCGACTGCTTCAGAGCCTGTCATATATGTTTCTTCAGCCATCATGACCAGGATATCTTCCTCCGACATCCCAGTTTTGCGTTTATATATTGCAGCCTGAGCTTTATCGACTGCATCATTTGATGCTGCGAGCTTTTTCAGTTCATCGGCGTTAAAGCCTCCCCATATTCTGCACCAGCACTTATGAATCATAATAAGGCTTGATGCATTGACGCGAACTGTATCTGCTGCACACATAATGAGAGAGCCGCCAGACATGGCAACACCGTCGACAATAACCGTAACGTTAGCTTTTAATTCCCTTAATCTGTTATGGATAGGAATAGCAGCATATGCGTCGCCGCCCACGCTGTTCATTCTGATTGTTATGCGCTTAGCATCTGAAATCAATTTTAAGTCATCAAGGAATTCATCCAGGACGATATAGTTTCCATCGAGAGGTTCATCTGTCCACCAGTCCCGTGGTCGTTCCTGAACAATCTCTCCATACATGACAATTTCAGCTTCATCGCCGTCAACCGACGCCATTGCATAGAAATCACGCTGTACATTTACGCTCGGTTTGGAACGTGCGAATATTCCTTTGAAAGGTTTACTCATCAGTTTCTGTTCCTCCTTCATCATCATTTTCAGCAAGCGAGGCCATGTAGTTGCCGCCGCCGGCAGTTTTTAGCAGTTCGTTTTCTCTGGAAAGCTGCTCCACATTTTCTTCCCAGTCCCCGCCGTCCATTTCAACAGTGACCTGCTCATGCGTCTTGAAGCCACGGTCAACCAACATAATAGCTGCTTTGGCTTCCTTTGTCGGATCCAACTGTCCTTGTGCCGGACCAATCCATCTGGCACCGCTCCAAGCTGCACGAATCAGAGGATCACTAAAGAAACCGGGTGCTTTTATGCGTCCCAGGGCAATGGCCTCAGCTAACCATATTTCATATACCGGTTGACAGAAGTCATTAACAAACCATTGCCGGCGCATTTTGAACGCTTCCCATGCATGGAGCATTGCGCCTCTACTTGCAGAGTAGCTGGAGTTGAAGTTCTTTAGCAGAATATCTTTGGGTATCTCCAAAGCAGCTCCAACAAGCTCACATACGGTGTCTATAAAGTTCTTGAATCCGGATGTGGGAATGTTCGGGTTACCAAATACTACATCTTCGTCTTCTTCCAGATGGAGTACAGAGCCAGGCCCCATTTCATATTCATTCTCACTGTATGAAATGTCCTCAGGCTCTTCACCGGCTATGCCAACCACATTGCCAGACCCGGTCTCATTGATTGGTATTTCTGTTGGGTCGGTGTTTGTCTTGATCCATGCAGTAAAGAACGACTGTATCAAAGCTCCCATGAGTTCACTTTCTGTATAGCGTCTTAGCTGTAGCAATTCCTCAATAACCGGCGCCAAATAAGAAACACCCCTGTATTGGTCGGGACGCTCACTGTCCATGATATGCAATATGTTGGGCTGTCCGGTAAGCTCCCCATATGCAGGTATACGTGTCCATACCGTTTTATCGCTGGTAATCTGATTAGGATAAGTGTTACGAATATGGTAGGCCACGATCATTCCTTCGCTGTCAACTTCAACACCGTCATAGATTCGGTTGCCGTCTTTTGTTTTACCATCGGTGGAGCTGGAACTCATAATGCCGGTCGTGTCCGATGGTGTAGAAACACGGTCTGCTTCAATCAAATGTATTCGTAAAGTGTAAGGCGATGTAGGCGTTGCCTTGTACCTCTTAATGAGTGGGAATACATCTCCGCTCATGAGCCATGCTTGGAGAGCCAGCTGTTGAAGCCCTGCAAAGTTGTTGATTCCGATTGCATCGCAGGTTTTCTTGTGGTCAGCCCATAAAGCAAATTCCGCCTCAGTTTTTCTCTGCCATTCCTTGGCCGCTTCCGGACTGAGGCCAAGGATAGCGCGGTCAATTCTGGATCTGAACTGCAGACCAATACCGATGACACTTGTTCTATTGGTCTTAATAGCAGACGTTGCGACAGGCGAAGCCATGTAAAGCATACGCCCACGTTGCCGCAGTGTAGAGTTATTCCAGTCAATATCTTCACGCGGACTACCACTTTGAGCAACAAATGCTTTTAATGCTCTTTTGTAATGGCTTGCTCCTGCTTCGCTGTATCCCTTTACATTAGGTGAGCCGCTGCGACGGCCTGTATTCTTTTTGCTCAATTTATCGCCTCCAATCTTTGCATAATAAACGGAACATCCGACGGCGAAAGGAGCGAACTCCGTCGGATGGCCCGTGGCAAAGTCCTTGCGGACATATACCCGTTACCAGTTGCGCGGCACGATTCCGAAAGCCTTTCTTGCTTTCCTACCTTTTGTCAGCGCTGTCAATTCGTCGACCTTCTTTTCAGCTTCCTCAATCTCTTTCAGTAGGGCGGGAAGGTCGAAGCGAGTGAGGGAGCGGTCGTCGATTGTATAACTTTGCACACCGCCGTCAACAAGCGCGAGATAAGCAGCCCGCATTTTCACAAGCGCGTCTTGCCAGAATTTGAGCCTGATTTTCAACTCTGTCATATTCGCCATTTTAATCACCGTCCTTACCAATCATCAAAATATTTGTTATGCGCCGTTCCCTTGTTCCTTTTGCGGACCGTTTTCTTTACCTGCTTAGGGGCTGGCGCCGGATTGTAATTATCACTCTTTGCTGCCTTGAGACGCTTGTCTATAGCGTCCAGGTCAACAGGTAGTGCCTTGAATGCTGCCATAGCATAGTTGCGGCAGTCTAATGCTTCATTACGCTCATGGCCGGGGATCTTCTCCCACACCCATGGGTTTTTACGTTCGGGTTTATATGCAAGCCGCTCAGAGAGCAGGCCTTTGAAATATGCTGAGCCGTAATCATCACGCCGCGGGAAGTGACAATACTTAGATCCTTTTGTCTGTACGCGCAGGTTATCCATGATGAGTTGCTTACCGGCATCGACACCCAGCTGATATTGCCAGCATGTGCCGAGCGATTTCCCGTTGACAACAATCTTCTGTTTCTTTGGCGGGGAAGTGTAGGGAATACCATCACCGCCACGTCCTTTGATACAGAATACTTTTTTTGAAAGCCGAGCTCTGCACTGCAGCCTAACATCCTGGGTAAAGTGTCCGCCCTCATCGACAAATGTCATTGAGATGCGGAGGCCGGCTCCGCTCTTAAAACAGTAGACATGGTCAAGAACATCGTCCAACTGTTTCCAAGTTTCGTTATCATCCGGACGTCCCATGATGATTCCTTTTTTTATACCCCATGTTTCACCAAAGTGGCCATGTCCGACAACCTCAAATTCAAGGCGGTCGTCCTGGGTATCAACACCACAGGTTAAAACAAGTACGCCCTCAGGAAGCTCCGCTTCGTATTCCTCCCGGCGCATCATCATGCTGTCCTCATCCTCAAGGTCGCCACGGTCTTCCCACAGCTCACCAAACCGAGTGTTATAAACAACCTGCAGTTTCTTAGTGTTGCCGATGGCCTGCAGGTATTCCATGATGGTAGATTCCCAAGAAGCCCACGGACTGACAAAAGCATTCAACCAGAAGGAGCGCACTCCGCGCTCATATGCTTCGGGGTTATCTGCGATCCATTTTGCGGGCTGTTTTTTCATCTCAGCTTCTGTAGATATGCCTCCACAGCTTTTGCATATATACATGATATTGCTCACGCTGTATGACTTTTGTCCGGCTATAATCTTTTCCTCATAGTCATACCGGATATCGGAGAAGACAATGTTATGATATTCTCCGCATTGCGGGCAGGCAACGCACCAATATTCCATTGTTCCGGTCACGAATGAAGCTTCAATGGCGCTGGCGTTTTTAATAGTCGGCGTGCTGACCTCAACAGCCTTGGAGTTATAGAACGTTATCTGTCTGGCCCGGGCAAGCTCCCAGGGGTCACCCTCGGTACCGGCCGACAACGCCCATCGGTCACGCTCGTCACCCAAGATATAGCGGATAGGCTTTGAGGCAAGGGAGTGAGCCTCAGTTGAGCCGCACATTGTCAGGATGCCCCCGGGGTATGTCTTTTGTAAAATGGTGTTTCCGCTGTCCCGGCTCTTTGGATCAGCTACTTTTGCCCGGAGAGATTTGCAGTCTCTAAACATTGGCGCTATACGGAGCTTCGAATAGTCCTTAGCATCAATGGTAGTAGGATGAATGAAGAGGATTGAGCCCGGATCCTCGTCAATGATGTAGCCGATTATGTTATTCAGCAGTTCGGATTTACCGACCTGGGAAGCAGAGGCCATTACAATACGTCTCACCTTCGGGTCTGTGAATGCATCCATAGGCCCTTGGAGGTAGGGCGTTCTGTATGTACGCCACGGACCAGGCTCTGCACTGCTCTCCGGAGAGAGGCGGCGCTTCTTGTCTGCCCATTCCGTAACAGTCAGGTTTTCCGGTGGCTTCATCCCGGATATAGCTTTCGCTATAGCATAGTTTAGCCGTCTTGCGTTAGTCTTCGATGCCATAGGCGTCGCCGCCTTCTATGTCCCAGCTCCTGCGCTCTCGGACACGTTCTTCATATTTTTTGGGGTCGTATTCGTAGCGTGAAATTTCCTCCATTACCTTGTGTACCTCTTTGCGGATAACTTCCGCAGCCTCCGCAGGAGTAGAGGTATTTACTACATCAACCGCCAGTCTGCCAGGGAGTGCCAGTAGCATTCCGCGGATAGTATAAATCAGATCCTCGGTCATATCAGCCACATCCTCGGAGCGGTGCATTTTGCCCTGAAGCTCTTTCGCTTCCAGTACCGTGATTATGGCCTTGGCTTTTTTAATGCTGATTTCAGCTTCCTGCTTCTCTTTCTCTGCAGCGTTGTCGGCTTTTTTCTCCTCTGCTGAGTTCAGGCGCTCTTCCAGCATCGCGGTATAAGCTCTCATGGTTGCTAAAAGGTCAAAAAGCGAGCCGTGGGGAGTGCTTTTCTTGTTAAGCGTTCCCTGGCTGACCAATTGGCCGATCCATTGATTG